GTGGGTTTGGGTTGTAGATTAAAACATGAAGGTTTCGTCTTGCGATGTTCACTTTCTTCTGCTAGCTTTTGCCTAATGAGAGCAAGTACTAGTTGTTGATCATGACGTCGGAGGAAATAATAGAGAAGTTGTTCAGATGGGTATTTCTCGCCAGCTTGAGTAAAGTTATGGAGGTCCTTGTACTTTTGTCTGCCGAAAAGATACTTCTGTTTTTCTATCTCGTCATATTCCCCTGGTCCGGTTGTCACGTCACAAGGGTCAGAAAAGAGTGCGTCAAGCATCTGAATTTCAGTACCATAGTATTCACGAATTTCATCAGTGGAACGCAGGATAACGATTCCATAGCCTTTTGGACTTGCCATTAATGAAGAGGCAGACCAGACTTTGGAAAAATCACCTATGATCATCACATCAGAAAGTTTCAATCGAAAATGTTCAGGTATGTAATCGTCTACAGGAGGGGAAGGTAGGTTGTCGAGTTGTTTTTGGAGGTCGTCATCGGGATCTTGGGCGTCGTCAAATTCATCGTCACTCTTATCTTCTTCTGGGCCATTCTGAGGTTTTACGTCAGGGCCAACTGGGTCAATTGGTCGGTAAGCAAGACCGAACTCCTTGAGAAATTGAAATTCCTCAGGGCAGTTTTCAGTAAAACGGGTGATTCTACTGGCGGCATACGGTATAGCCTTTTCAAGAACAAGCTTCATAACCGAATTGATTGACCTACTAGCATTTTTGTTAACATCATCGAAAACTTCTTTCCGTTCGCTAAGAGCAATGATTTTCTTAGCTGCATCGGAAGTTTCGGTGAATGTCTTCAAAAGCTCATTTTGCGTGGCATAGTGAGCTCTCAGCGTGTTTATGTAAACAGCCAAGAATGCTTCGTAGTTCATCCAGTTGGTCAAAACGCGAGTTTGGGCCTCAGAATTCAACGGGTCAACAAAGCGGAAACTTCGATCACCATTGACATTCTTCTTCACTTCTACTAAGAGATTTCGTCGTCTCCAGAGGGCTAGAGGGGTGTTGGCGGTGTTGAAGGTGGGGTAGGGGGAGTTGGTGGTAGCAACCATAAGTTCGGAACTGTAAGCTTTTCCTTTGTCGTCGAGCGAAGCAAGATTTGGCTTGTAAGGCAAGTTACTCTTCTTGAGTAGAATTTCCTTCCAAGTTTCTTCCTCCGAAGACGAGTGCAGATCATCATACAGCTCAATCTTCTGGTGGTTGTAGCCAGTGCCGTAGTCGTCCTGAGGGTTGACTGGGCAAATGAGATTATCCTGAGACCATCCGAGAATGGCAGCAGTGTCATAACAAATGTTCACGGCAACAGAACTTTTTCCACATCCAGGGTCTCCGAAGAGGACGATGAAGAATGGATCAATTCTGCTAGACTTTTGGTTGCGTTGGATTTGGGCGGCTTTGAGGTGGGTTTTGCGAAACTCTTCAAAGGTGTGGCGTGTAAGCGAGTTGAGTGCAGCATCTTTTTGAATAACCATTTCACGAGAAACGGCGAGAACACGATCGTATAAACGAAGGATCTCTTGCACATCAGTCTCGGAAAGGGCCTCGTCG